TGTGAACGATGGTCATTGCATGCTTTTGACCAGGGCGGTCGATGCGCGCGTTGGCCTGTAGGTAGGTCTCGACGGAGGTTGTTGGGGCGTACCAGATTATGGTGTCAGCTTCGGTCAGCGTGAGCCCGTGCGAGGCTGCCTTCGGTTGGATGAGGAGCACACGTGGATGCTCGCTGGACTGAAACCGCGCGACGATATCGCTGCGTTTGTTGAGGGGCACCTTGCCGTTGATGACATCGCAGCTGATCTTCTCTTTCTCCAAGGTCTCCCGCAATAGCTCAATCGTATGGGTGAACGGCACGAACACCAGCACCTTGCGGGTGGTTTCCCCGATGGCCTCCAGCACGACGTTGATCCGGTTGCTGACATCAAAATGCACGACCTCGCCAGTATCCGAGTAGACGGCACCCCCGCTGATCTGAAGCAGCTTGTTGAGGCGGGCGGCTGCGTTGACGGCGCTAACCTCTTCCCCGTCGGCCTCCATAATCATCTGGGTCTTGAGGAGCTTGTAGTACTTCTTCTGCTGCGCGGTAAGTGGTGCCTCGCGTTCGGTGTGCGTCACCTGCGGCAGGTCTAAGCACTGGCTCTTCTCGAACCGTATGGCGGGTTGCAGTATGCGATGCACAATCGACTTGGCCTGCGGTTTGACCCCCCACTTAAACTGCGTGATCTTGTACATAACCTGATCTCGGAATGAGCCGAAGTACGTAGGGCAGTTATCTGGGTTCACGAGCTTAGCCAGACCGTAGGCATCAAGGGGAGACTGCGCCGCTGGCGTACCAGTGAGCATCCACAGGCGTGGGTCAGTTGTCTTGATGAGCCGGTTGAGTATCTTCCACCGCGTAGTCTGCGCATTCTTGTATGCGGTTGCCTCGTCAACGACGACGAGATCAAAGCCTCCCGCTGCAATCGTTTCCTCCACGACTGCCACGCCGTCGAAGTTGATGATGACGAAGTCAGAGCCAGCCTCAATGATCTTCTTGCGCTGCTTTGCGTCCCCGTGAGCCACAGAGCAGCTACGGTGCATAGCAAACTTAAACAGGTCCCCCTGCCATGCGGCCTTCATGATCGAGAGCGGGCACAGCACCAGCACCCGCTTCACGAGCCCTTTCTTCATGAGATAGTCAGCAGCCCAGATGACGCTAGCCGTCTTGCCTGTGCCCGCCTCGCTGAAGCAGAACGCTTTGCGGTGCAGACTGAGAAACGATGACGTGGTCTTCTGGTGCGCGAAGGGCGTAAGCCGTCCGGTCCAAGTGTAGTCACGCAGGATGGGTGACGGGACGTCGTCCATACCCAACGCAGTCAGTTCCTGCGCTTCCTTGAGACCCCAGTGTACGGCGACTTTGCTCAGGTCCTTGCGGCGCTCCATCAAGGCGCTCTTCTTTATCGACCCGATAATTGCCGCAGGTTCCCGTGTCTCCACGAGGAGAACCTTGTTATCAATGATCCGCATGTTTGCTCCTCGTGCGGGGTTATTTCTTTTTGCGTTCCCGCGTACTCACTTCCGAAACCAGATTGCGCTTGCTGTCCCGCTTGAATGAGCGGTTCTTGGCGGCGCTCTCGACGCGCACACCGTCCCCGTTAGAGCCGCCCTTGTCGAAGGCTTTGAGGTGGGCAACGTCCTTGCTGTCACCCTTCTTCACCTTGCCTGCCTTGAGGGCCGCGCGCCGTGCAGTGTTGCGGGCCACGCGGTTCTTAACCTGTTCAGGTTGCGCCTGATACTTGGCGGCGTTCGCGTACTTACGGTCTTCAGGATTCTTGTAAGGCATCACTTCCTCCGTGGCCGCCAGTGCTCACAAGCTTCGACGGGGCACCACCCACACAGCGGGCTGGACTTGGCGTTCCATATACCATTTTCCAAAGCCTCCTCCAAGCGATCTAGCTCGTCGTTGAACACAGACATGTAGGTGGCTAGGTGTTCGCGGTGGTGGGTCTTCTTTGGGAACTCGTTGCTTACCACGAAGGCAAGCCCCGACTTGATCTTCTGCACCTCGGGCATGTGCACGAACACCGCGCCCGCCATCAGATCAAGCTGCTTCATGTCCGCATACTTGGCGTTCTTGCCGGTCTTGTAGTCGATCATGTGGGCAGTGTCGCCGTCCACGATCAACAAGTCCACGATCCCACGCCACCACACAGTCTTAGCGAAGAAGCTACAGGGCTCTAAGTCACGGGTAACCCCAAGCCGCAACTCTGTGTGCTTCTCCCCAGGAAATTGGGCCAGTGCTTCCACAGCGGGTCGCATGACCTTGTATTTCCCAGGGATCGGCGTTCCATGTTTGATGTAGTGCTCGGCAGCAGCATGGGCTTCCTCACCGTAAAGAGCCTCTGGCCCTTGGGTGTCCTTGACGTCCTTAGCCACCTTGAGGTGGAAGTACTTCTTCGGACACTGTGAAAAAGTCTTGATGCTGCTGTACGACCACGATGGCATTATTTTTTGGCTTTCGTAAAACGACCCTTGCCATCGCGTGTATCATTCTTACTGGCTTCGGCCAACGCCTTCTCTAGGGCAGCGGTGTCCTTTTTAAGGTCCTGATGCATTGCCCTGAGCCTGTCTAAACTGCTACCAAGCTCGTCAATTTCGCGCTCGTTTTCTTTGTTGATGAACTCAAGCTCTTCGATATGCTTCGTTAGCCTGATGTAGGTCTGCTCAGCCGCAGCCAGCTTCGCCTTCAGTTCGTCGATTTCACCCCACGGGTTGTACCAAGCCATAGTCTCTCTCCTTACCTTGCGTTGCCTTGGAGCCGGTCTGAGACCAGCTTTGCATAGCCAGCGATGTCAATCCAGCTATCTAGGTGCGACGGGTTACCCGTCAAAATACGACCGATCTTCGTGACAATCATATCGAGAGCCTGAAGCTGGTCTGGGTATAGCTGCGTATCCTCACGCACCATCGCGTTGTGGATCACCTGCTTGAGCTTGATGGCGATGTCGGCGTTACGCATGAAGGTACCGTATTGCTCGGCCCGCTTGTTGAGGATTTTTTCAATCTGCTCTTCCGCGACTGGCTCCGGCGCTACGCGCTCTTTACCCTTACCGCTAGACAAGCTGTGAAGCAGCGCTAAGTGTTCCTCCGGCGACATGTTGGCCAGCTCGGACTTCGCTTCCGGGTAGTCACGCTCCGTCAGGGTTGCCTCTGCGTTTCTAAAGTACGCAGGCCGATCACGGTCCAGTATCTTGATCTGTTCTGCTCGGACTTTAGGGTCCAGTCCCTTAAGGTGTTCTGCGTGTTCTTTCGTAACCCGTCGCATCATCGGCGGGTGTTTGCTTACAACCCTTGGGCGCACCACGTTGTCGTCGTTTTCTTCCGCCTTCTCTTCGGCCATCTGTTTCTTCAGTAGCCAGACGTAGCTCGGACTTACCGCCATGTGGTCGGTAATATCCTTAGTGGAAAGACCCCTCCTAAGTAGTGTCTTCACGGTTTCCGCTTTGTTAGTCTTCGTAATCTTCTTCATTTGCTTGTTCCTTACTTCAGGTTGCCACCGGACTTTAGAATGTCACCATCGTAGGTGTACGTGCCGGTGTGGGTGAGACGGATGAACGGGTGGGCGTGGATTTTGCCGCCGTGCTTCCGCCAAAGTTCGCAAAAGTGATAATCCTCGGACAGCAACGCTCCGCTGTCGTCGATACTCGTTGCAAAAAACTCATGGGTCAGGGGCTTGGCATACTCCCCCTTCTCCGGGTCAAAGAACGACGATACCCGATAGGTGGGCACATGCGGAGCAAGCTCCTCAAAAACACGGCGTTTAATTAACATAAACCCTGTGCCGCCGTGGCGTACCTCGATGAAGCCGTCTTCGTCTGTTTCTTGGTGGCTGTTGTCCACCATGTTGAACACAAACGCGCCAGCGTGGTCGTGCAGGTCGTTCTTACCTTCGCGCGCTGCCTTCTTGACGCTCTCCCAGTTCACTTCCTTCTTGGGATAGATGCCGCACGCGATGTCCCTGTCTCCGGCTAGCAGCATAGCCACAGCGTTCTGATCGAAGCCAATGTCGGCGTCGATGAACATCAGGTAGTCGATCTCCTTCTCAAGGAAGACACGCGCCAGTTCGTTGCGGGCACGGGTGATGAGGCTCTCG